TCTAAACTGAGCAGATGCATCACGGCCATGGCCACATCTGCGTGTGAGGTTTCTTTGGTGCGGGCTGCCGTAAAGGTTACCTGCCCGCTGTTTTTGGTAATGGTGCGTTTGATCATTAAGAAGGCATGAACAACATCATCCCACTGACCGTCAAACAGTAAGCGTCCGGCGTTAATGACTTCCCGTGCTTTATAAACCATATGGGTTTTGGTATTGATGCTGTAAGTTATCAGCATCACCTGCGGGAAAAACACCTCGACGAGTTCCGATACCGGCCCGCCGATACCGGAGACATCCATGGCGATTTCCACTACGTTATATTTGTCGGTGAGCGCTTCTATCTGATCCGCCTGGTCCTGGTAAGACAGTCCCTGCAGGCGTAGTTTTTCAATTAAACGGAAGGCGCCGCCTTTACGTTTCGGCGGCAGTGCCGCTACCACAGCTGCTTCATCACCTTGGCCGGATGGGTCGTAACCAATCCAGATCGGGGCATTACCGACCGGTTGCGCCGCATCCATATCCACATCTTTCCAGTCGCCGGCATCCACCTTACAGGCCATCAGTTTTTTAAGGTCGAACACCGAGTGTGAATCATCCAGGAACACGCAGCGCAGCAGGTTATCAAAGATCTCTTTATCCGGGTATTTACGGTGCAGTTTTTCCATATTGAAAAAGTTTGCACCGCCTTCAATGGCATCATCCACGGTTATCATCTGCCGGTAGATACCGTCCGGCCCGAGTGACCCGCCTTTCAGCGCTTTATGGCTGATATCGATCTTGTCTTTTTTACAGCCGGCCCATTTCGGATAGGCTTCATGAGCAATCGAAGAAGGCGTAGAAAGATAAGTGGTGCGCCACTTATCATGCATCGACATGCCGCCGGCTAAATCATCCAGCGTTTTGAATTTCGGGATCCAGAAGACTTCATCAATATACAGATGGCCATGGAAACCCTGGGCGGTGCGCGAGTTGGTTGATAGGAAGTAAAATATCGCGCCGTTGCTCAGCTGAATTTCATCTTTGCCTTTTAACTCCACCTCGCCAATCTGCAGGGCGAACATGCGGATATAGTTTTTAAATATCTCCGACTGTTTTTTAGAGGCCGATAAAAAGACCTGGTTATCCCCGGTTAAAATTGCATCTTCAAAGGCTTCATAGGCAAACAGATAGGTTAAACCAATCTGCCGGGATTTAAGATAAAAGCGCATCCAGTTAAGTTTTGGATCCGCTTTGGTTTTAAGAATATCGGTCTGATATTTGAAAAAGGTTTTATCACGAAAGTTATCTAACAGGTCTTGGGTGATACCGGAAATATCATTCTTCACTTTATTAGCACGGCGTCCTCGGTTTGAACCGTCTTTAGCACTACCGCTGCTGAACTTACGTTTCGGATCACCCATATGAAACTTGAGTAGGAGTTCCAGCTCACGCAGCTGCTTATCGGTTTTTTCATCCACCCAGGTTAAATACGCAATACGCTGCCGTGTCACTAAATCCGGCGGCGAGTCATCACGCAGGGCTTTCCAGCCGAATTTAGCAATCCAGCTTTGAACCGAGCGTTCGCTGACGTCGAGTTCCTCGGCAATTTCGCGGGTTTTACGCTGACGTAAAAAAAGCCCTAATGCGCTGGTCTGCAGAGGGGTATAGAGAATATTGTTTGTGGCGAGTTCATTAGTCATGTTGAAAGTATGCAGTTTCAATTATCACACTTCATAAAAGCCCGTTTTATATGGGCTGGGTAAAAGCAGGCTTGATATAAACAGCTGAAAAAACTGCATAGGATAGAAGTCAGAAAAGATAAACCACAAGGTACTGACTGATGTTTCAAACTAAATATATTTGTATTTTAACCGCCGGCCATACCGTTGACGGCCGGGAAGTGACCCAGGAAACCGTCGACCAGTGTGCAGAAACCTATAGTCCGGATACCTACAACGCCCGGATTAATATTAATCACCGCTCCTACGGCTCCAAGGTCGGCAGCGTCTTAGCCGTAAAAGCGGAAGGGCCTAAGTTACTGGCGCAGTTAAAACCTAATGATCTGTTTTTACACCTGATTCAGCAGGGCCAGTATCTGCATACCTCCTGTGAAATTCAGATGGATTTTGCCAAGACCGGCAAAGCCTATTTAACCGGGTTAGCCCTGACCGATGAGCCGGCCAGTTTAGGCACCGATGAACTGCACCTGTCCGCGAAGCATCCTGGCACTGAACTGTTCTCTAGTAATGAAATGATAACCCCGGAAAAACCTTCTCTTTTAAACAAACTATTCGCCAATAAGGACGATGACATGACCGATAAAGCCACGCTTGAGATGTTCTCTCAGATAAATGAGACAAACGCCAAAACCGCCTCTGCATTAACAGCTCTCACCGGCAGTATTGGAACGTTAACGGAAAAGCTCAGTGTTAAGCCAGAGCAAACAACCGAAACACCTGAAGCCGGTAATACAGAAACCGATAGCGTTGCCGAGTTAACTGAAAAATTAAGTGCTTTAGCCGGCACCGTTGAAAGCCAGCAGACTGAAATCGCAGACTTAACTGAAAAACTGTCCAAGCAGACCGACGAGCCGGAGCGCGACCAGGCGACCGGCGGTAACGGCCTCGACCAGGACGACGTTTTATAAGCGCCGCTTCACCTTAAATTCAATTTGCAGAGAGAGTAACAATGGATAATTTTACACGTAAAAAAATTAGCGCCTTAGAGCTGGCGGTCGCTGAGCAGTACGATACCGCGAATGTGGCGCAGACGTTCAGCATTACCCCTAATAAAGCACAAAAAATTATTGCCCAGGCACGTTTAGAAAACAGCTTTTTAAACCGCATTAATGTGGTGCTGGTGAAAAACCAGCAGGGTGAAGCGATTCGTATTGATGCCACGGGCATGATTGCCGGCACAACCGATACCGAAAGCAAAGACCGTGCGCCTAAAGATCCGCATTCTAAAGGCGGGACAACCTATCACTGTCAGCAGGTGAACTTTGATACCTTGATTAAATACGTGACCCTGGATGCCTGGGCGCATGATCCGAAATTCAAAACTTTAGTGGCAGTGCAGACCCGTAAACAGATTTCAACCAACCAGATTCAAATCGGCTTTTACGGTGAGCGCCGTGCCACCACATCGGATCCGGCTGCTAATCCCAAAGGCCAGGATGTCGCTAAAGGCTGGCTTAAAAAGCTGGAAGAGCAGAATGCGGAGAACTTCTTAACGGAAGGTAAAAATGCCGGTGAAATCCGTATTGGTGAACAGGGCGACTACGTCAACCTGGATGCTGCCGTGAATGATGTCAAACAGATGATTGATCCGGAATTTGAAGACGACGGCGACCTGGTTGCGATTATCGGCTCAGAGCTGCTTGCCGATGATAAAGCCAAATTCTACGACCTGCACGGTAATACGCCGTCTGAAAAAGCGCGCATTGAAGACAAGCAGATTATCGGTACCTACGGCGGCTTGTCTGCTTACAAAGTACCTCACTTCCCAAGTCGCGGGATCATGGTGACCTCCTTTAAAAACCTGTCTATCTATATTCAAAAAGACAGTATTCGCCGCCGTATGGAAGACAATGCCAAGCGTGACCGTTATGAAACCTACCAGTCGCAGAATATGGATTACGTGATTGAAGAGTTAGGCAAAATTGCCGTGGTTAAGTTTGCCAGCGTCAAGCTGACCGATGATAAAGGCGCAACCTGGTCGTAATAATTTAAACAGTTCACCCCCCATAGGCGGCGCTGGTTTATTGCTAATGACGAGTTGTTGACTCGACTTATTGCAATAAAACAAAGCGCTTAGCCTATCTCATTTAAGGATTCAATATGGCGCAGCTGATCTCGAACAAATCAGAGCTTTATCAAAGCGAACTGCCGGCGAGCGCATTTTATCCGGCGCTTAAACTTTCAGAGTTTCAGACGCTGTTTCATTTCTTAGAAGATGAAACAGAGGCCGCCATAGTGCATAACGCCACCATTGAGCGCATTACCGTTCACCGTCAGTTACAGGGGTTAACAGCGAAATACGAAAGCATGGAAGTCTTATCAATGGCGCTGTTTGCAGATGAAAGCACTGCTGAATACCTTTATAAACAGGCGGTATTTTGTAAAACCGCGTCGGCGCTTATAGGTAACCGCCTGGCAACAGATGCCACTAAAGAGGCTGCTGACCGCCAGGAAGCGCTGGAGTCACGCGTTGATAATCTGCTGAGTAATTACCGTAACGCTATTGACCAGTTACTGCTGACCAGTAGCGGTTATACCTTTGAGGTGATCTGATGGAATACCTGCAAAGCCTTAGCGACTACCTGATTAAGCACATTACCAGTAAAGCGGACTTAGAAGCCTGGGCGCAGGATGGTGAACTGCTGTTCAGCCCAAGCGTGGCGGAAGAAGGTTACGAGCTGAGATACCTGTGTAATTTCGAGCTGTCCGATGTGGAAATTAAACCGGCGCGTCTGTTTATGCTCATTGCCAACTGGGTACAGCAGTACAACCCGGACCGGGAATCACAGGGTTTAGAGGCGCCACTGTTTTTTGTTGAGCCGTTAGCTAATAACCGTTACGACCTGGGCGTGAAAATGGAGTTCATCGAGCAGATGAAGTTTGTTGAAGATGCTAACGGTGAATGGTTAGTGGGCGGTAAAAAGAAAAGCCTGCAGAGTGATTTTCAGCAGCCTTTTGATGCAGATAATGCTGAGCAGCTGATTATCTTTGACGGCCATAGCCAAGACAACGGCCTGCACAACTGATGGAAATCAAAACGCCTGAGCAGTTAACCGCGCTGTTAAAAAGCCTCGAGCTCGATGATAAGGCGAAGTTTGAAATTAACCGACAGCTTGCCAACCACACGCGTCGTTTCTTTCGAACCCAAGTAAGAGCACAGCGGGATGTTGATGGTAAAAGCTATGCACCACGCAAGCGCAGAAAGGTCAGTATCGATAACCAGGGTAAGGCAAAAACTAAAAGAAATATGCTCATGGGCATGAGCCGCAACCTGAAAACAGAGGTCAGTGCAGATGCATTCAGTGTCGGCCTGGTCGGCTTAGAGGGACATATCGCGAAGATACACAATGAAGGTAAGTCGGTTGTTTACACGCGCCGAATCAATGGTTTCTTTAACAGCAAAACAAACAGCTGGGAAGGCGGCCGCAAACAAAAAGCAGCTTATCAAATGCCTAAAAGAACCATGGTTGGTTGGACGCCGGAATTACAGCGACAGATTGCACAAATTATTTTAAGTGAAATGAAACCCAAGTAGGGGAAGTTATGCAGACATTCAAAATCAAACCCAACGTAAAAGGGAAAATAGTACGTGATCCGATTACCTACGAAGCGCTTAAGCCGGCAGGAGAAGTAAAACCCAGGAACAGCTATTGGCTACGCAGAATCAGTGACGGCGATGTGGTTGAACTATCCACTGACAAACACAAGAAGGAAGAGTAAATGAGCAGTATCAGCTTTAATGAAGTCCCGGCTAATATTCGTGTCCCGGGCGTTTTTATCGAAATAGATAACAGCCTAGCTAACAGCGGTGAAGATATTCAGCGCGTGTTGATTGTCGGGACTAAAAGTGGTGGAGATACCGATAATGATGTTGTTGTTTCCACGGTTACTCCGGACGCGGCCGCTAAACGGTTCGGGGCAGGCAGTCAGATTCATACTATGGTGACTGCCTTCTATGAGCAGAATGTCGCCTTGCCGATGTACAGTGTGGCGGTTGCCGGTAATGACCTGGGCAGTGCCTTGGCGGCAACGGGTGATGACCAGTACCACCATATTGTCTGTGCGCTTAATGATGAAACTAATGTACGTGTATTAGCTGATTTTTTACAGGCGCGTTACCACGCACTGCAGCAGATTCCCGGGCTGGCTTATATCGCTAAAAAAGCAGTGCACAGCGCGCTGGTTACTTACGGTGAACTGTTTAACAGTCCGTTTATCAGTGTAATGCCG